CCTTCTGGGTGCAGCAGTCCTAACAGGATGGCTGAAAGATGGGAATATCACCTTCTTGGCCTCTACTATTGTCTAAAGGAATATGATTGCAATATGAAAACAATTGATCCAAGTCAAGCCATCGAATTTATGATTAAGAATGCCAAAGCATACGCAGAGGCTAAGGCTAATGTTACTTATTTAGAACAATATCGGAAATCAAAGAAAGCCATGTTATTTGCGTCAGCGGTAGGAAATACCGTATCTGATAGAGAGAATAAGGCGTATAGTCATCCAGAGTACATAGAGTTATTAGAAGGGCTTAGGGAGGCTGTAGAAAGGGCTGAGGAGCTAAGATGGATGTTGATTGCAGCACAGGCTAGATTAGACATTTACAGGACTCAGGAAGCCTCTAATCGAGCTATAGACCGTAATACTAACTAGGAGAATAATCATGGAATATAAAGAAATAGACGATTCAAATTTAGTGCAATGTGAGTATTGTGGATATATTTGTGATCGGGATGAAGTTCCTACGGCTAATGATCCTTGGTCTGACGGTACGGTAACGGTATGTCCTGAGTGCAATGAGGGAGAGTCTTTTTTAAGCTATGAACCAAAAAAATAACGAAACAAAACTTATAAAAGTAGTTGCTGATATTGCAAGCAATGTTGGCGTTAATGGTATGAAACATTTATTGCCTCCAGAATTGCGACCATCATTTCATAAATTTGTGAGAACTAATTTTAAAGTTGTGAAGGATAAATAATGAAAGCTGACATAAGGGCGATTACCCAGATCGGTGAGAGTAAGCCAGAGACTGAAAACGACAAGCTACTGTTTACGTTAAGAATAAACAATGTTACTAGAAAGAATCGTATTGAAATAGTTGGTGAGTTAACGCACGAGGAGCAAGTAAAACTGTTTGATATGCTTGGGATTAAATGACTCTGTGGAGAAAACGTCAGATTGATTTACAGAAACAAAAAGCTCTTAGAGTTAGTCCGAGAGTTCCCATGCCAGCACTGCGGAATACAGGACGGGACAGTAGTAGCGGCACACTCGAACCAGTTGCGAGATGGGAAAGGAAAGGGTATAAAGGCTAGTGATTTTCGGATTGCTAGCCTTTGTTTTACCTGTCATGCAGAACTAGATCAGGGGAAGAATTTAAGCAAGCAGGAACGTCTGGAGATGTGGGAAGAGGCGCATAGAAAGACGATAGCATTACTTTTTGATAACGGTCATTTACAGGTGATTCTATGAAAAAGACGAAGATGCAGAAGAAGGTGGGGTCTGTAATGCGCGAGTACAAGGAAGGCACTCTGCATAGCGGTAAGAATGGCAAGGTAGTTACTAATCCCAAACAGGCGATTGCGATTGCCATGAGTGAAGGCCGTAAAGCTGCTAAGGGGAAGAAGAAATGAAGGGGCGGCCGCATTATTTACCTAATGGAAAGCTTTATACTGGGGCTACACATAAAGTTGGCAAAACTTTAATGACGGGTGCAAAGCATACGAAAAGCAGTCAGGTTTTAACTCATACTAAGCCGAAAGGGTCGAAATGAAAGCTGGACTATATGCAAATATTCACGCTAAACGGAAGCGTATTGAGGCAGGCAGTAAGGAAAAAATGCGTAAACCGGGGTCAGAGGGTGCTCCTACTGCGAAGGCATTTAAAGAGGCGGCTAAGACTGCAAAGCCGAAGAAGAAATGATTAAGCGCGGCAAAGAGGAGTTTTCTGGCTACAACAAGCCAAAGAAAACGCCGAGTCATCCTACAAAGTCTCATGCTGTATTGGCTAAGTCTGGGGATCAGGTAAAGCTCATCAGATTCGGCCAGCAAGGCGTTTCTGGTTCTCCGGCTAAGGAAGGTGAGTCAGCGGCAGATAAAGCCCGTAGAGCCTCGTTTAAAGCCCGCCATGCGGCTAATATCTCGAAGGGTAAGATGAGTGCTGCTTATTGGGCAGACAAGGTTAAATGGTAAATCTGACAATATATATCCCTACTTACAATAGACTAGAGAAACTAAAGAATTGCTTAAAATGCATTAAACACGATATTAAGGGATATGAAGATAAGGTTTGTGTGTACGTGTCAAATAATGGGAGTACAGACGGAACCAGAGAATATTTAGACTCGTTAGAGTGGGTTAGGAAGCGTCATAACGAGGTCAATTTAGGGGCAGCTAAAAACTTTGTTCATGCTTATGATTTGCCGTTCCAAAGCAAGTTTGTCTGGATCATTGGCGACGATGATTATGTCGTTCCGGGGACTATTAAAGATTTAGTTCAGAGAACAAAGTATGACGTAGACTTTATTTTCTGCAACACAATGGCATTTAGTCCAGAGGATGAGCAGAAGATATGGGAGATGTATCCAGAGGTTCCAGATGGGGCTATAAAGGGTAAATATCCGGGAGAGATAGAGACTACGTTTGAGAAGTTAATCGACCCTAATGTAGCTGATACGCTCTTAGGTGAGTTGATGGTGATATGTTTTAGGCAGAGTGCGGTTAGATGGTCGCAGAGTCTAAAGCATCATGAGGAATTCGAGAACGAAGGTAGACACAGACAGGCGCATAATGTTCCGTTGATAGAATGTTTCACTAAAGATACAAAGGTTTTATATGTTCAGAAGCCGAGGACATTTAATTTTTGGGGAACAGCGGAATGGTTAGGTGATTATGACTATGTGTTTCCGGTAATTATTCTGTGGTTAATAAAGAAATACAGGAAGTTTGTTAGCGAGCAGAAATATCAGGAGTTATTGGGATATTACTTTTCGTTAATGGGAAATAGTATAAAGAGGCAGATAGAGGGTACGAGTACGGCTAAACCTTTTTCTAACGACATCAAAGACGTTCTTTTAAGGACATTTGAGGAATATGCAAGCAATAGTAATCGCAACGGTAAATAGTCCGTCAATTTATATCTTGCTGGAAAGTATTTACAGATATGCTCCAAAAGACATACCAATCTATCTTAGTGGAAATAATCTGGAATTATGGGGAGAGGTTAGAGACAAGGGAAACATCATCTTCAGACCCAATACTTCTACCAATTTCGGGGACGCATATAATTCGATTATCGACTTCGCCTTCACTAGGCATAACGATTCATTAATAGTTTGCAACGATGATGTGGTATTTACTCCGACTACATATGATTTACTAAAATCAGACTATGAGTTCTTGACAGTTGATAGGGAATTCAATGTAGGGTGGTTAGGATGCCGGTCGGATTATGTGTTGCATGACCAGAACATAAGATTTCCGATAGAGGGTGATAGTGTTACGGCGTTAAAATACAGCAGTGAAGAAAAAATAAAAGAGGCAAAAGTAATAGCTCCTATTTGCGCTGTAGTAACAAAAGATGCATGGGGAAGAGCTAAATTTCCCTCAATAAATTGGTTTTCAGATAATATAATCTGTATGGACATGAGTAAGGCTGGATTCCAACATTTTGTGAGTAGAGCTTATGTTCATCATGCAGGGAGCCAGACAGTAGGAATGGACTTTGAGAAATGTCTGGAGGAGCCTAAAGCGTGGTTACAGGCTAACAGACCGGATATGTACGACATCTTTTACGGATAGTACGAATGCAACTAAACATAACGTATCGCAAGGTTGAGGATTTAATTCCTTACGTCAATAACAGCAGGAAACATTCAGATCAACAGGTTGCCCAGATAGCGGCAAGCATCAAAGAGTTCGGGTGGACTAATCCGATACTGGTAGACAAGGACAAGGGCATCATAGCGGGTCATGGGCGGCTAATGGCTGCAAGAAAGCTAGGTTACACGGAGGTTCCTGTAATCGAGCTAAAGGACATGACTGAGACTCAGAAGCGGGCTTATGTTATTGCAGATAATCAACTAGCGTTAAATGCAGGATGGGATACTGAGCTTTTATCTTTAGAGTTGCTTGATCTTAAGGATTCTAAGTTTAATTTAGAAGTTTTAGGATTTAAGCCAGAAGATTTAAAAACTTTCACTCAAGAAATTAACTTTGATGCTGGATCAGAAGAAGATCAAGGCAAGCTAGATCAACTTGATCCTAAATGGATATGTTGCCCACATTGCGGTAAGGAGTTTGATGCTCGTGAAGCCTGAATTAAAAATTGATTGGGCTACTCATGAAGCTGCAAAGTTTGCTTGTGAGAAATGGCATTATAGTAAATCAATACCTGTTCCTCCTTTAGTAAAGATAGGGGCATGGGAAGATGGTAAGTTTATTGGAGTTGTTATTTTTAGTCGCGGTGCTTCATCAAATTTAATGAGCCCGTATGGTTTAGGGCAAGATGAAGGATGTGAATTAACTAGAATTGCTCTAACTAATCACAAAACAGAAGTTAGCAGGATTGTTAAATTAGCAATAATATTTTTAAAGAAAAACAGTCCTAATCTTAAATTGATTGTTTCATTTGCTGATCCGCAATATGGTCATCATGGCGGTGTATATCAAGCTGGAAATTGGATTTATTGTGGAGATACTGCTGCTGGAGTTGAATACTGGCATAATGGGAAAAGATTGCACAGTAGACAAGTAAGCGAAAAAGGTTGGAACATACAACAAGGGCAAAAAAGAAAAACAGTTAAACCTAGTGAATGCAAAATAGTAAAGACAGTAGGGAAGCATAGATATTTAATGCCATTAGATGAGCAAATGAGGCAGAAAGTTATAAAGTTAGCAAAACCTTATCCTAAGCGTATGAAGCAGGCAATGGTCGAGTCCATCGACACAGCGACGGAGCATCACCGATCCATACGCTCCAACAGTTTACAAAGTAATAATATTTCCCCTTAATAAAATGATTGAGCATAAACCTACAGATGAGCAAAGGAAACTTGTTGAGACTTCAGCAGGTCTTGGCTTGCCTCATGAGCAAATAGGCGCATTAATTGGGATAGATGATAAGACGCTAAGAAAGCACTATAGGCAGGAGTTAGACGTAGGGAAGGCTAAGGCAAGTGCTCAGATAGCCAAGACATTGTTTAACAAGGCTCAGAGTGGTGATACGACTGCATTGATCTGGTGGACTAAAGCTCAGATGAGATGGGCTGAGACACAGAAGCAGGAGATTACTGGCGCAGATGGTGCTCCGTTGGTAGTTTCATGGCAGAAGTAATAACCATAGATTACAAGCCTCGGGATCAGCAGTTATTGATTCACGATGCTATAGATTCCACAAGATTTACGGTCGTAGTAGCCCATCGGCGCATGGGCAAGACTGTATCTGCAATCAATCATCTAATCAAAGCGGCGGTAACTAACGACAAGCCTAATCCTCGTTATGCTTATATCGCTCCTACCTATGCTCAGGCTAAGAGGGTTGCTTGGGATTATCTTCAAGAATATACAAGGCCACTAGGTGCTACTTACAACATTGCTGAGTTACGCGCTGATTTTTGGGGGCGCAGGATTAGCCTTTATGGGTCTGACAATCCTGATAGCTTGCGTGGTCAGTATTTCGACGGAGTATGCATCGATGAGGTGGGGGATCAGAACCCTAAGATTTGGAACGAGATTATCCGTCCTGCTCTTGCTGATAGGCTCGGGTGGGCTTTGTTTATTGGTACTCCAAAAGGTCGCAATCATTTCAGTG